TTTATGAATTTGATTGAAAAAGTATCTTAATATATTTATAATAAAAACATATGGCCCGAATTGTATTATTAAGTTGTACTAAATCTAAACTAGACAAAGTATCTAAAGCTGTAGATTTATATTCCCCATCCCCAATGTTTCAAAAAACTTTGGCTTATGGTGAGTCTTTGAAACCTAATAAAAAGTTTATATTATCTGCTAAACATCATTTGGTTCCATATGATATGAAATTAGGCCCTTATGATCTTACTTTAAAGGATATGTCTAAAGAAGAAAAAGAGAAGTGGGGTAAAAAAGTAGCATCCCAAATGATAAAAAAAGGTAAAGATTTAAAAAAAGATAAATTTATATTTCTTGTGGGGAGTGAATATATAAAACCCCTAACTTTATACATCCCTGAAAAAAATATTGAGAAACCTATGGAAGGGAAAAGGATGGGAGAAAGACTCCAATGGCTTAATTCTCAAATAAAAGAAACATTCATCAAACTAACTACCTTATTAAATGAAATACTCGGATCATATAGAAGATTATATAAATGATAGCATATCATATTCAGGGGATACTTTAGACCAATTATCCATAAACGAATCTATTCTGTTAGATATTAAACCTTTACTTTTGGAGTCTAAAAATTCTATACTTACCTTAGAATCCTATAAAACAGGTTTAAATTCTCATGGTAAAGAAGTAATAGATGACTTTATCATTTATTGTCAAAATGTATAAATAATGAAAATAGGATTTTGTGGAACAGTTTCTGTAGGGAAAACTTCATTGGTGAATGAATTAAAATCACTCCCAGAATTTTCTCATTATAAATTCACAACAGAAAGATCTAAATATTTAAGGGATTTAGGAATACCCTTAAATACAGACTCAACCCTTAAAGGACAAATAATATTTGCCGCAGAAAGGTCAAGGGAACTTCTTGAAGAAAACATAATTACCGATAGAACTATTATAGATGTAATGGCATTTTCCCTTCTATCCAAATCAATCCCTCCAAATGATAAGGACGATTTTTGTATAATGGCTAAAAATCTCATATCTGAATATGATTATATATTTTATGTTTCACCTGAAGGGGTAAATATAGAAGATAATGGAGTCAGGGAAACTGATGCTGAATATAGGGAAGAAATAGACCATAGCATCCAAAGGATAATCAACATATACAAACACCGAATCAAAAACTTCTATAAGATAGAAGGAAGTATGGAGGATAGAATATCTTCTATTAAACATGCACTCTCTCTGTAATATTTATAATAAACTTTAATTTTTACAATAAACTATGAAACATCTTTCCAAAAAATCTTCCATCAAAGAATCCAATATTAATGGTTCTTTAGAACAAATAGTAATAAAATTTATCCAAAAAATAGCTATACGTAATGGATACAGCCCATATGATTCTTTTACAGCTATAGAGGGTATAATGAATAGGATAAAAGGTAAATTTGGAGAAGGTAAATATGATTTAGAAGAAGCTACCAAAGAAGAAGTAATAAACCAAAAAGAATTAAATAAGGAACTTGAAAAAACTTCAAAAATTACCAAAGATATAAACATTGAAGAAACACACGGTCCAGAGATAACGGATGAGAACGAATTAATAAAAGCTATAGTAAGAGCAGGAAAAAAATCCAAACCTTTCTTAGACAAACTTGTTAAATTGCTCCAAGATATGGGTGCCGGTGCCGGTACAGCTTTGAGGTTTGAAGGTAGGAAAAAGAAAAACCAAGACGATGGGGGTGAAGAAATAGAAGATAACTATTATAAAGCAGATAAAGATGATGATTCTTCTGAATTCGAAAAAAAACCAACAAAGAAAGATTTCAAAAAGGATTCCACTTCAAATACCGCTTTACAACTCCAATCTGCGGTAGAAAAAATGAGGAAAATAGCTACAGCTTTGAGGTTTGAAGGTAGGAAAAAGAAAAACCAAGACGATGGGGGTGAAGAAATAGAAGATAACTATTATAAAGCAGATAAAGATGATGATTCTTCTGAATTCGAAAAAGAACCAACAAAGAAAGATTTCAAAAAGGATTCCACTTCAAATACCGCTTTACAACTCCAATCTGCGGTAGAAAAAATGAAGAAAATAGCTAAACTATATAAAAGTTCTGAAGGGGATAAAAAAGAAAAATACTTAAACCAGCTAAAGGATCTAACCAAAACCAAGAAGAAGTTAGAAGGTTCTCTATAAAAAACCTCTATGAGTGATATAAAGAGAGCCATACGAGAGGAATATTTGAAATGTGCGAAAGATCCGACCCATTTCATGAAAAAATACTGCTATATTCAACATCCTCAAGCGGGTCGTATTAAGTTTGGTTTATATCCATTCCAAGAAAAAGCTCTAAATTTAGTAAAAGATAACCCTTATGTTTTTATTTTAAAATCAAGACAATTAGGAATCTCCACCCTAATATCAGGTTATAGTTTATGGTTAATGACTTTCCATAAAGATAAAAATATACTAGCCCTAGCAACTACACAAATAACAGCAAAAAACTTAGTAACTAAAGTTCAATTTATGTGGGAAAACCTTCCTTCATGGTTGAAAGTAGACTCTGTAGAAAACAATAAATTATCCCTTAGACTATCTAATGGATCCAAAATCCAAGCCAAATCATCAAACAGCGATTCCGCCCGATCTGAAGCTGTATCTCTACTAGTAATAGATGAGGCTGCTTTTATAGATAATATAGAAGAAACTTGGGGGTCGGCTCAACAAACTCTAGCTACCGGGGGAGGATGTATAGTTTTATCAACCCCAAATGGGATAGGAAATTGGTTTTCCGATATGTGGGAAGATGCTGTACAAGGTCAAAAGAAGGGAACAGGTAAATTTTTACCCATCAAACTCCCTTGGTTTGTCCATCCTGAAAGAAACCAAACTTGGAGAGATGAACAAGATGATCTGTTAGGAGAAAAAACCGCCGCCCAAGAATGTGATTGTGACTTTAATAACTCTGGAGACACGGTTTTCATTGCGGAGTTCCTTAAAATAATAGAAAAAGAAACTATAAAAGACCCCATAGAATATAGAGGGGCTACTAAGGATTTGTGGATATGGGAATATCCTGATTACTCTAAAGACTACATAATATTAGTTGATGTAGCCCGAGGAGATGGGAAGGATAATTCGGCAGCTCATGTTATAGATATAGAGACAAATACCCAAGTAGCCGAATATAGGGGAAGACTTTCCCCTAAAGAGTTAGGACATTTTGTAACTTCTTTAGGTACTGAATATAATAACGCTTTATTAGTAATAGAAAATGCTAATGTAGGTTGGGCTACTATTGAAACTGTATTAGAGTTAAATTATAAAAATTTATACTATTCCCCTAAAGGAGAGAAACTTACATCTGAATCTTATTTAAGATCCTATGACTCTAGTTCTGATATGGTTCCTGGGTTTACAATGTCCACCAGAACTCGTCCTTTATGTATAAGTAAATTTGTCGAATGTGTTAAAGATGGAGGCACTATTATAAGGTCTAGAAGATTATTAGGTGAAATGAAAGTATTTATATGGAAAAATGGGAAGCCTCAAGCTAGAACGGGGAACAACGATGATTTGGTCATATCTTATGCTATAGGTATGTTTTTAAGAGATACATCATTAAGATTTCAACAACAGGGGTTAGATATGGTTAAGGCTACTTTAAATTCTATTAGAACCAATAAAACCACATATACTGGAGGTTTTATTAATTCCAATACCCCAAACCCCTATAAATCCCAGATAGGTGAACATAATATAGACCTTAAATGGTTGTTATAAAAAACTAAAATTAAAATCAAAATTAAAAATGGATCCTATAAAAAAAGATTTATTCTCAAGACTTAGAAGATTATTCTCTACTGATGTTATCATAAGAAATAATGGGGAAAATCAATTAAAAGTATTTGACATAAACCAAATACAACAATCAGGCCAAGTAGCTACTAATACTGTAATCGATAGATTCAACAAAGTATTTACATCAGGAAATGGTACTTCAATATATGGAAATCAACTCCACCAAAACCACCAGAATATAAGAACACAACTATATTCAGATTATGATTCTATGGATACAGATGCAATAGTAGCTTCTGCTTTAGATATTATAGCAGATGAATCTACTTTAAAAAATGATATGGGGGAGGTGCTACAAATAAAATCTACCGATGAAGATATTCAAAAAATCTTATATAATTTATTCTATGATGTTTTAAACATAGAATTCAATTTATGGCCTTGGATAAGAAATATGTGTAAATATGGAGACTTTTTCCTAAAATTAGAAATTGCTGAAAAATTTGGAGTATATAATGTAATACCTTATACCGCATTTAATATAGAGAGATTAGAAGGAAGAGATAGAGAAAACCCTACCAAAATTCAATTTAGATATAGTCCCGAAGGCCCCAATACTTCCTATAACTATAAACCTTCAAAGGATAATGGTTCAACCGACAATTTATTTGATAATTACGAAATTGCTCACTTTAGACTACTTGCGGATGTTAATTATTTACCTTATGGCCGTTCTTATATAGAACCTGCAAGAAAATTATTTAAACAATATACACTAATGGAGGATGCTATGTTAATCCATAGGATAGTAAGAGCACCAGAAAAAAGAATATTTTATTTAAATGTAGGATCAATCCCTCCAAATGAGGTAGATGCTTTTATGGAAAAAACAGTTTCTACTATGAAACGAACTCCCCATATAAATCCAGAAACTGGAGATTATAATTTAAGATTCAATCTTCAAAACCTACTAGAAGATTATTACATCCCCGTAAGGGGAAATGACTCATCAACAAAAATAGATACGGCTCAAGGGATGCAATGGGATGGGATAGTAGACGTAGAATATTTTAGAGACAAATTATTCGCGGCTTTAAAAGTACCTAAAGCTTTCATGGGATATGATGAAAATACTGATGGTAAAGCTACATTGGCAGCCCAAGATATTAGATTCGCTAGAACAATAGAAAGGATCCAAAGAATAACTATTTCTGAATTGTATAAAATAGCTATTATTCATTTATACACGCAAGGATATAGAGATGAGAATTTAGGAAACTTTGAAATTTCATTAACTACCCCATCAATAATATATGATCAAGAGAGAATAGAATTATTAAAATCTAAGGTAGAGTTAGCTGCTAGCATGATAGAACAAAACTTATTCCCTACTGACTTTATTTATGAACATATTTTCCATTTGAGTGAGGATCAATATGATGAATATAGAGATTTGATTATGCAGGACTCACATCGTAAATTTAGATTGGCTCAAATTGAATCTGAAGGTAATGATCCCCTAGAAACAGGAAAATCTTATGGTACTCCTCATGATCTGGCTAGTCTGTATGGTCCAGGAAGAATGGTTCCGGGATCCGTTCCTCCGGGATATGATGAAAACAAATCTGAAACTTTAGGTAGACCTAAGAATAGTGAAACTAAACGAAATACTCAAGCCGACAATTTTGGGAATGATAGATTAGGTTCGAAAGGGATGAAAAATGATTATAATAATGAAAAATCACCATTAAAATATAAACCCAAAGGTGGATCTCCATTAGCTTTAGAATCACAAACATCCCATTATTTATCTTACAAGGATACTTTAGAGTTAATCCCTCAAGAAAAAACTCGTTTGTTAGTTGAATCTCCCGAAGATACGTCTCCGCTTTTAGATGAGTCTAATATTAAATAACATCCTCTTTTACATATTTATAAGAAACTATAGAAATGAATATAAAACATTCTAAATTTAAAAATACAGGAATTCTATTTGAGTTATTAACGAAAAAAATAACATCAGATACTATCTCAGGGGTAAAATCAAAATCCCTTCCTCTATTAAAAAAATACTTCTCTAATACAGAGTTGGGTAAGGAATATAAATTATATGAAATACTATCTAAATATAAAAACCTTAGTGAAGGTAAAGCTTCTACGGTAATAGATACTATATTAAAAGCTTCAAAAAGTCTCAATAGAACTAAGTTAAGAAAAGAAAAATATAACCTTATAAAGGAATTGAAGGAAATCTATGATGTAGATGAATTATTTAAGTCTAACATCTCTAACTATAAGGAACTAGCTTCCTTTTATACTTTATTTGAAATCTACAATACCTCCAATAAAGTTCTCCCCACTCAGATAATAGATAACAAAATACTAGTACTAGAATATCTTACTTCTACCAAAGAAATAAATAAAGGGAAAATCAAAACCGATGTAATGTCTGAGTTTAGAACCTATGATAAAGATTTAAGAATTCTTACATACCATGTTTTATTAGAGAAATTTAATACTAAATATTCATCATTAAACTCTAAACAAAAAGAAATATTAAAGGAGTTTATAGAATCTGTAGATAATTCTTCTAAACTTAAAGATTTTTATAATAAAGAGATTTTAGAACTGAAAACTTCCTTAAAAAAAGAAATATTTAAAGTTAAAGACCCAACATTAAAAATAAAAATAAAAGAAATATCAAAACTTCTCCAAGAAGTTAATTCTAAAGAGAAAATAACTAATAACCATTTAGTTAATTTACTACAATATCAGAATTTAATGGAAGAGCTTTTTAAAATAAACAACCTATGAAACAAAAAACTTTACAAGAACAATATAATTTGATCCTTAAAGGAAAAGGTAATGTTGAAATTTTCAAAAAAACTGCTAAGAAACTATTCCCTTCTATTATCCGTAATGCGGCGGATATAAAAGAAACAATAAATAGTTTAAAAAGAAATAATATAATTCACTCCCATGAAAATACTAAATCTGAAGATTCAGATTTCTTTTCTATATTTAAATCTAAATTAAATGAAAAGGAAAAGAAATATTCAGATTTTGAGGATCGTAAAATATCGGCCGCAACATCTAAAAGTTCAATAAAAGAAATAGAAGATGTAAATGATTCCCCTTTAATGAGAGCTAGAACATCAAGGGACAGATTTAAAAACCAAGTAGATGGTGAACCTAAATATTCTAAAGGATTTCATGTTGATAAAACCCAACAAGGTTTAGAAAGATATGAACTTGAGGATGAAAGAGCCCAAATTACTAGAGATATGGAACAAGAAGCTGAACCTCAAGGAGGAGAAGTCGCTGGCAGATTTGGTGATGCTTTAAATTCAATAGACGATAAATTGAAAAGATTAAGAGAATGTGGAAGAACTTTTGTAAAAGAAGCAAAAGAAGCAAAAGGAGCTAAAGCTGAAGAGAAGAAAACCCCCAAAGAAGTAATTGATATGGAGGTTAAAGGATATGATTATAAAGATATAAAAAACATTGATAATATCTTTGGACAAGAATTCTTGTCAGGTTATTATTGTGAAATGAAAGATCCTAAGAACTCCGAAAAAACTGTTGAACAAATAAAAGACATAGTAGCTAAAAACTTAACTAAAGATAGACTTCATTATGTTAAGGATGGTCAATTTGGGGTAAAAGGATTAGGATATAGAGACGACTTACCTGGATTAAAAGCTTCAAAAACAGACCAAATGGTTAAAGTTAAATTGAAGGAAGGGGTATCAAATAAACAACCTTTAAAAGCCCCTTATGATAATGATAATTTCAACCCACCTGAAGCTGATAGCAGAGAATATACTCAAGATGATTTTAATGAATTCCCTGATGATGTTTGGTTTGGGTTCGATGCTGGTGAGGGTGAAGACCTTAAAACTAGAGCTATTAACAAAGCAAGAGATATATCAAAATCAGAAGGAGTTACCCAGCATGTAAATAGAATAGATGACGGGAAAGGTAATATTGATTATAGAGTAGAGGATTGGTATGATTCTGAATCCACAGTAGCATCGTTTGAAGATGGAAGACAATTCTCAGAAAGTAAAAAAAATATGAAACACATAAAACTGATAAACCTTATAAAAGAACAACTCCCCTTAGGAGAAAAACCATCCCCTAAACCTAAAAAAGAGAAAAAACCTACCCTTGATAGTAAATTATCGGAGATAGAAAACCAAGGGAAGATTGCGACTATAGAATTTCAAATAGAAGCTATATCACACGCTATTGATTCAAAAAGTAAAAGATTATCTATGGTTTCTGAAGATGAAAGTTTATCTGAACTTGTTGACAAGAAAAAGATCAAGGAGATGGAGAAGGAAATAAAGCTTTTAGAAAAGAAAAAAGCCACCATGGTTAAAGTGTACGAAAAAACCGCAGGATGTTCTTATTCTCCTCCAACTGAAATAGTTAGTGGTGATACTATTGAAGATAATAATATTGAAGAAAGAAAAAGACCTCTAAAAAGAAAAAATTCCCTATAAATTATGAAACAACTATTAATAGAGACTTCCACCTTTAAACCTACAATCTCTCCTGTCATTACAGAGGGTAAACTATCAGCTAGGGGAAATCTTGTAGTTGAAGGGATACTAGCCACAGCGGAAATCAAAAACGGTAACGGTAGATATTATTCCAGGGAGCTTTGGGTTAGGGAAATGAAGAAGTATGATGAACTAATTAAAAGTAATGGAGCAACTGGAGAACTAGACCATCCAGAATCCCAAACTGTAAATTTAAAAAACGTATCACATAATATTATAGAATATAGATGGGATGGGGATGAAATTATAGGGAAAATAGAAATCCTTCCTACCCCATCAGGTAATATTTTAAAAGCTTTAATAGAAAACAATATTCGTGTTGGTGTGTCTTCTAGAGGTATGGGATCTCTTAAAGAAGAAGGTGGAATAATGGAGGTTCAAGATGATTTTGAATTGTTATGTTGGGATTTTGTAAGCACCCCATCCAATCCAAACTCCTTTATGAAACCTCTTAGAGAAAACATTACTGAATCTAAATACTATAACCAGTATGGGGTAATAAATTCTATAATCATAGATATTTTATGCGGTAATGGATCTTGTCCTTTAAACTAAAAGTACTATTACCCCTACTAAACTAAATGTACCCTAACTGTTTACCGTAAGATCAGCATTAGGGTCTTTTTTTACTTTGAATTTCCTTCACATATGTATCATCAACAATACATCATTTTCTATATGATGGTAAGATTATATATCAAAAAAACTATTACGTTTACAATAAACGTATTTTCCAAAACAAATTTAGGAACATGAAACGAAATATATTAGAAGATGCTATCGCTGATGCTAAGACTATAAAAGAATCCGCTATTGAAAATGCTAAACTAGCATTGGAAGAAGCCTTCACCCCTCATTTGAAATCAATGTTAGCTGCAAAGTTAGAAGAAATCGAATTAGGAGAAGAAGAAGAGGAGGAAAATGTAGAAGAAGAATACGATACAATGAAAGAAGAAGAAGAAGATTTAGAGAGCTCTTTTACAGAAGAAGAAGAAGAGGAATTCAACTTAGACGAAATCCTAGCAGAAATCGAAAGAGAAATGGATGATGAAACTGAAGCTATAACTGAAGAAGAAACTGAAGAAGAAGAAACTGAAGAAGAAGAAACTGAAGAAGAAGAAAAAGAAACTGAAGAAGAAGAAAAAGAAACGGAGGATGAAACTGAAGACGAAGAAGATTTCGATGTAGGGGATATGACTGAAGAAGAATTTAAAGCTTTTGTAGCTTCCGTTATAGACGAAATGAACCAAGATGGTGAATTAGAATCCGAATCAGATTTCCCTGTTGAAGGTGAAGCTGAAGTAGAAGATGAAGTTGATTATCACAAAGAACTTTTTGAAGCTTATAAAACAGTAAAAATTCTTAGAAATGAACTTAATGAAATTAATTTATTAAATGCTAAACTTATTTACACAAATAAGATTTTTAAAGTTAACAATTTAAGAGAATCTCAAAAAATCCAAGTTCTAGAATCTTTCGATAAGGCATCCACAACATCAGAAGCAAAAGTCATATATGAGACTTTGATAAAAAGCATAACTCCTAGAGGAAAAGCTCCAATCAGAGAAAACAAAATGGGTTCTGCTTCAAAATCATTAGCCAATTTAAATGAATCTAAAACTTCTATTATAGAGGTTGACCCTATGGTTGCAAGATTCCAAAAACTAGCTGGTATTAAAATTTAATTAATAAAAACAACAAATTAACATAAAATAATATGTCAAAATTACAATCACTTTTAGAAAGTGCTAGTCCTTATAAATCACTACAAAGTGATGCTTCAAGACTAGCCAAAAAATGGAAGACTACAGGACTATTAGAAGGTATTGATTCTGAAACAGAAAGAAACAATATGTCTATGATCCTTGAGAACCAGTCAAAACAATTAGTAGTAGAAAACTCTACAACTGGTGGAGGTGCTGGTGCTGGTAGTTTCTCAACTGGTACAGGAGCACAATGGGCTGGAATAGCTCTTCCTATGGTTAGAAAAATCATGGGTCAAATCTCCACTAAGGAGTTTGTCTCTGTACAACCTATGAACCTGCCTGCAGGTTTAGTATTCTTCCTTGATTTCCAATATGGAACTTCAAAAACCCCTTTCACTGCTGGTGAGTCTTTATATGGGACTTTAGCTGCTGACGGTACTGGTCCTTTCGGGAACTCTACAACAGGTGGATCTTATGGTGCTGGAAGATATGGTTATTCAATTAACAACACAGCTTCTATCTCTTCAGCTACTACGGCTTCATCTACTAACTGGTTTACAGACATAAATGCTGACTCAGCATATTCTGCTTCTGTTTCTGCTGGTGGTTTGAAAGTAGTAATGATTCCTACCTCTGCAATCCCTAACTATGATGCTGAAGCAATCAGAAGTTTCCAATTGAGTACTGGATCTATAACAGGACCTATCCAATTGTCCGCTTTTACAAAGGCTTCAGGCTCTACTTTGAGATTCGTAGTAAGTTCAACTCAAGCTCCTGTTGAAGGATCTAACGTTACTATAACTTATACTCTACAACCTACAGATGCTAATAGAGGAGATTACGAAGAAGGAAATACTAACCTTAATGGTAGTAATGATCCTATTTCTATCCCTGAAATTAACATTTCAATGAGAAGTGAAGGTATAATTGCTAAAACTAGAAAACTTAAAGCTAAATGGACTCCTGAGTTCGCTCAAGACCTTGATGCTTACCAAAGTTTGGATGCTGAAGCAGAATTAACAAGTATTATGAGTGAACATATCGCCTTAGATATAGACTTAGAAATACTTGATATGTTGATTGAGTCAGCAGCGGCTGGTACCGAATATTGGTCAGCGGTTAATAACCTTTCAATAGGTGCTGCTGGTGTATTAAATTCTGATTTAGGATTCTTTAATTCCCAAGGACAATGGTTCCAAACACTTGGAACTAAAATGCAAAAATTGTCTAATATAATTCACCAAAGAACCTTAAGAGGAGGAGCTAACTTCATAGTTTGTTCTCCTGCAGTAGGAACTATTTTAGAGTCTATCCCAGGATTTGCTTCTAATTCAGACGGTGATGTTACTAAACAAACATATGCTTTTGGAGTTGAAAAAGCAGGAACTATGAATTCAAGATATACGGTGTATAAAAACCCTTATATGACTGAAAATGTAATCCTTATGGGATTCAGAGGAGGTCAATTCCTAGAAGCCGGAGCGGTTTTCGCCCCTTATGTTCCGTTGATTATGACACCTCTTGTATATGATCCAGACACTTACGTACCAAGTAAAGGTTTGATGACTAGATACGCTAAGAAAGTTGTGAGACCAGAATTTTACGGTAAGATCCTAGTAAGTGGATTGAACACACTGTAATAACTAATTAATAGTTAAAAGAAGAATCCTGAAGTTTTTTACTTCAGGATTTTTTTTATATATTTATTATAAAATTCAGGACTTAAAGCCTAATTAGCATGAAATGTAATATATGTAATGAAGAAATAACCGCTAGGTCCTTAGCGATGCATCTGAGATGGAACCATTCAATAAAGACGGAGGAATACCTTTCGAAGTACGGGGAATTTAGAATCAAAAAAATCAAAGAAATAAAAGACTCTAAAACCTATAAAATGGAATGTATGGAATGTGGTGTTAATGTAAAAGATTATAGGAATTTAATGTTCCATATTTCTAAAGAACATAACATATCCTTCAAAAATTATATACTAAAGCATAAATTTAATAATAAACCTCCATTATGTAAATGTGGATGTAAAGGTGAAACTACTTTTATTAAATATGACAAAAAGAACTGGTTTTCTTCCTATATTAAAGGTCATTGGGATTGGGTAAAACCTGGATATAACACCCACTCAATAGAAACAAAAAACCAAATGAGAAAAAGTGCTATAAAGAGAATAGAAAAAGAAAAAGGATTATTTAAGGGAGTATCCAAACTAGAAAAAGAACTACTTTCTTTCATTAAAAACGAATATAAAGATAAAATAATTAATAATGATACAGAATTATTAAATGGGAAAGAAATAGATATATATCTACCTGAATTAAAATTAGCTATAGAATTTAATGGAACTTATTATCATTCCGATCTCTTTAAAAAAGACAAATCATACCATCTAAAAAAAACAAAAGAATGTAACTCTTTAGGGGTAAAATTAATACATATTTGGGATAGTGATTGGATCCAAAAAAGCGATATTATCAAATCAATACTCAAAAACCAATTGAGTATTACTCCAAATTCAATTTATGCTAGAAAATGTGTTGTAAAAAACATTTCAAATAAAGAAAGTACTTCTTTCTTAAAAGAAAACCATCTACAGGGAAATGCTATATGTAAATACAGTTTAGGGTTATTCTATAATGATGGATTAGTTTCAGTAATGACCTTTAGTAAATTACGAAAAAATTTAAAACAAAATAATATCGAAGGTCATTTTGAATTGTTAAGATTTTGTAATAAAAAATACTATAATGTTATAGGGGGAGCATCTAAACTATTTAAGAAATTTATAACCCTCCATTCCCCTATAAAAGTAATATCTTATGCCAACAGAGATTGGAGTGATGGGGGTTTATACAATAAATTGAATATGAACCCCTTAAAACCTACTACTCCAGGATATCATTGGTTTAAATCAAAAATAAAATATAATAGATTTAACTTCAGAAAAGATCTATTAGTAAAACAAGGAGAAGACCCCAAACTTACAGAATATGAGATTATGTTAAATAGAGGATATTACCGAGTATGGAATACGGGAAATCTAAAATTTGAATGGAATTCTAATATGTATAATTGAATAATATAAAAAAAATATATGGCCTCTAATCATCATGATGACGAAATTTTTAAAAGCAAAAAAATTATTAAGAACCCTATAAAATTTAAAATCAACTTAAACCAAGAACAGAAGGAAGCTAAAGATAAAATCTTAAACAACACTTTAACTATATTAGCAGGTAAAGCTGGATCAGGTAAAACCTTATTAGCATGTCAAGTAGCATTAGATGGGTTGTTTAGAAAAGAATATAGTAAAATAATCATCACCCGACCTACAGTATCAAAGGAGGAAATAGGTTTCTTGCCTGGGGATCTAAGAGAAAAGATGGATCCCTGGATCCAACCTATATACCAAAATATGTTTTTACTATATGATAAAACTAAAATAGAAAAACTAATAGCTGATGGGATAGTAGAAATAGTTCCTCTATCATTCATGCGTGGTCGCACTTTTCTAGATTCATGTATAGTAGTAGATGAAGCCCAAAATGTTACTCATGAACAGATGGAAATGATTACTACTAGAATAGGAATTAGATCAAAAATGATGATATGCGGAGATGACCATCAAGTTGATTTAAAATCAAGAAGAGACTCAGGATTTAGATTCATATATTCCGCCGCCAAAAAGATAAAGAATATGGAAAGCATAACTTTAATTCATAATCATAGGGATCCTATAGTAGATGATATAATTAAAGCTTATGAGGATGAAAGAGAAAAACAAACTCCATCAAAATAATAATAAATTTTTAAAGTTACATATTTATAATAAAATTCAACATGGCTAACATACAAATATATGACGGTTTACCGGTATTTACTTCCGGTTCTTCAACTCCCTTTGGTTTTTACGATAACGATGTGACGTTTCAGAGTGACGCGGTAAAAGTGGCTAATTTTTGTGCTCAACGTTTAGGATTTCCTATAGTAAGTATAGAACTTCAAGACAAAAATTTCTTCACAGCTTTTGAACAGGCAGTCACTACTTATGGTAATGAATTATATGCTTATAAAATAAGACAGGATTATTTATCATTAGAGGGATCATCAACAGGATCCTCAATAAATTCGGCTATCATTACTCCTAATTTAGGAAATTTAATAAAGGAAGCACAACAATATGGATCCGAGGCGGGGACCGGGGGAAATGTTACATGGAAGACAGGTTCCATCAACCTAACAAGCTCAATCCAAACTTATGATTTAAATGCCTGGGCGGTTGATGAAGGTTTTACCTCTTCAGATTTAGAAATAAAAAGGATTTTCCATTCATCCCCACCTGCAATTCTTAAATTCTATGATCCCTTAGTGGGGTCACATGGTGGAGGTTTAAGAAGCCAATTTGGTTTTGGGAACTCATCACCCGCAATGTCTTTCGTTTTAATGCCTCTAAATTATGATTTACAAGTATTACAACAAATAGAATTAAATGATACTATAAGAAAATCTAATTATTCCTTCGAAATACAGAACAATAACCTTAGGATATTTCCCATTCCTAATGGTAGTGTAGAAAAATTATACTTCCATTTCATATTAAAATCAGAAAGAGCTGCTAATAGTGTTGTATCTTCTCCATCTTTAATAACCAATGTATCTAATGTCCCTTTTAATAATCCTATATACTCTCAAATGAATTCAGTAGGAAGGAGTTGGGTATTTGAATATACTTTAGCTCTATGTAAAGAAATGTTAGGTTATATTAGAGGGAAATACGGTTCAATCCCAATTCCAGGAGATAATGTTCAACTTAACCAAAGTGATTTAATATCTTCTGCAACTGCTGATAAAACTAGTTTAATAGAAAGCCTAAGAGATTTCTTAAATGAGACTTCAAAAGATAAATTATTAGAACGAAGAGGAAGAGAGAGTGAGATTCTCCAAAAAGAACTTAATAATGTTCCCTTTCCAATATATATATTTTAACCTATGTGTGCTTTATTTGGATCATCAAGGGACATTAGTCTCATAAGAAAAATTAATAGGGAACTAATGGGGGATATTATAACCCAACAATGTGCCTTTTATAAACTGGGATTAAATTCTACAAAGTTTAATTTATATGGGGAGGCTTCTGATGAAAAATATTATGAAGGTCCTATATTAGTTAATTGTTTAGTAGAAAGAAAACCCCAAGATGTGACTTCTAATGACTATAATATAGACGTTACTTGGGATACTTTATTTAAAATCCTCAGAGATGATTTATTACCTAACTCTTTAGACTTTAATTCTACTTCTTCCCATGGAGCTAACATATATCCGGAAATCGGAGATATTATTCTCTACCAAGAGAATTATTTCGAAATATCAAAGATAGAATCTAACCAATTTTTTATGGGTAAAGATCCAGATTATCCTAATTCACCCAATCCTATAAACCCTGGATTAGAAGATTTTGGGTATAATGTTTCTGTTATATGTACTACCCATATGGTACCTCCAAACCGTTTAGGAATTTCTAAGGTTAATAATTTAATATAAGATAATGGCTAAAAAAGGAAAAAAACCTACACCTAAATCCCAAAAGGATATAAGCAAGTCTCTACATTCCCCTTACACTAACCCTGACACTGGAGAAAGTAAGGGTAACCCAAATGATATTGATTCAGAAATCAATAGAGGGGAACAATTATCCTTTAAAGAGGATAATACAAAACCCATAAGTTTAGGTTTTAAAGAAATAGATGAAGCCATTTTCTATTACATAGAAAACATAATCAAACCCACAGTAGTCCAAAACGGGAATGTAATAAAAGTTCCTGTCCTATATGGTAATTCGGAAAGATGGAAACAAATCCAAAAAGATGGATATTATAGAGACAAAAATGGGGCTCTAATGATGCCCGTGATAGTTTTTAAAAGAAGCAACATAGAAAAGATAAAGAACCTTACAAATAAGATGGATGCTAACAGCCCCATCAATACCCAGATATTTACTAAAACATATAGCCCAAAAAACACATATGATAATTTTAGCATATTAAATAATAGAATACCTGTAAAACAACATTATGCTGTAGTAGTACCCGACTATGTTACAGTAACATATGATTTCTCTATATCTACTTATTATATAGAACAATTAAACAAATTAGTAGAAGCCATAAATTATGCTTCAGACTCCTATTGGGGAGATCCTGAAAGTTTTAAGTTTAAGGCTACAGTAGACTCATTCTCTACTCCGGTAGAAGTTTCATCATCAGGGGAAAGGTCGGTTAAATGTAATTTTACATTAAAACTTTACGGTTATGTAATACCTGATACTACTCAAAAACAATTAAATTCTCTTAAAAAGTTTAATTCTAAAGCTAAGACTATATTTACTTTAGAGACGGTTTCTAACATAAATAATACTTCAGTCCCTTCTAGAACAGAAATAGCGGGCCCTAGAGAATTTTCAACTTTCACTTACCCTCCTTTCCCTAGCATATCTGGTGGGGGTGGGGGTAATACTGGGGTGTATATGGTTACAGGTTCGGTTACGAGTTCTTTATCAAGCTCAATATTTAATTTTGTAAAATCTAATGGGGATTCTTTTTCTTTAGAAATCTCAACGAGCAGTCAAGTTTCAACAAGTTCACTCCTAACCACAGCTTCAGTAAACGTTAACACTATCACCTTTACCAAGGGTGATGGTTCAACCTTCCCTGTAACAATTAACACTGGTAGTGGTGGAGGGGGAACTACCCCAACAGGTTCACTCCTAACCACAGCCTCAGTGTCCGCCAACACTATAACTTTCACTAAAGGAAATGGAACCACCTTCCCTATAACAATTTCAACAGGATCTTTTGAAGATTTTAATATAGGAAATAGTGACCTTGAAGTCTCATCATCAAACCGACAGTTACTTTTAAATAACTCTAGATTCCAAATATATAGTAATAATGGAGGTTCTTATTTAAGAGAATTTTATTCCGAGACTCCTTCAGTTATAGAATATAACGAATATGTTATTAATTCATTTACCTCTGATGATGTTTTATCTACGGTTTTTAATAAATATAGAGGAATACAACTTCCTATAGCAGACCCTGATAATGAGAAGCGTTGGAATATAGATGGTGATGGTGTTGTAGGGAGTCCTGGGGAGTTCCATAAATATAGTCCAGGTTATGTTATGTTTGAATCTGATGGTGTTAAGTATTTCCCTGATGATGGTAACTATAACAGACTAAAAATAACAGATGCTTATGATATCGAGGGAGGTTTATTATGGTCTTATATATTAACTGATAGAAACACTGGTTCATTTGTAACCACGGCCTCAGTAAAAGCTAACACTATAACTTTCACTAAAGGAAATGGAACCACCTTCCCTATAACAATTAACACGGGCAGTGGTGGAGGGGGAACTACCCCAACAGGTTCACTCCTAACCACAGCTTCAGTAAACGTTAACACTATCACCTTTACCAAGGGTGATGGTTCAACCTTCCCTGTAACAATTAACACTGGCAGTGGTGACGGTAAGGGGGTAGCTACTAGAGTATTTGAATTTGCTTGTTCTGATTTTGTCTCCACATTAGCCCCCTTAGCAACAGCTTCATATAAAAGAATTCCACTAGCTGGGACTATAACAGGAGTGGGAGCATCATTAATACAAGCCTCCACAGGGGCCGAAGTAACGGTGAATATAAAAAAAAATGGAACCACTATATTCTCAACTAAACCTACAATAGATATTAACTCTAGAACTACAGTAGGGGCTGCTATTCCTTCAGTTTTATCAGCAACCTCCATAACTGCTGATGATGAATTCCAAGTTGATATAGACACTGTAGGTACAGGAGATTCAGGAAAGGGATTAATTGTTTACATATTAATGACACCATCATAATGAACCAATACGCACAACATAATACCCAACTCAAAAAGAAAATAAATTTAGATGGTAACACGGGAAAATATATTATAGGTGATGGTTTATCTTTTTTAGGTGATGTGAAAGATGGAGGAAAAACAATTTTATTTTCTATAGAAATAAATACATTAGTGGTTGAATCTACAAACGGATATAATATATTACAGGCTAGAAAAAGTGATTTGAGCCTTGGTGGGGCACTTATAATAGGCATATTCAGATTAGCCGATGAAACTAATAATGAAAGTAGATTTGGTATTAGTTGGAGGGGTGACCCTGTTACTACTACTAACGTAATATTTGCTGGACCTTCAATAAATGTAGGCTCTACCTATGTTGTTGCTTTTCAAACAACAGGAAGTGAATATAAAATATGGATCAATGGAGAGTATTATACAATATCAACGTCCTTATCCTTCGGGGGGGCTTCTGCAAATAATGGTAGTTGGTTTGGGGATGTTTCAGTTTTGACTAAAGCAAACATATCAGCCAACGCTTTAGGGAGTTCCAGTGGAGGTTTAAAGTCTACAATCTCAATGATGGCTTATTGGGATAAATTATTAACACACCAGGAACTTTTAGAGATTTATAATAATAGAAATATTAGAGATCCAAGAAAACTTTATACCTCTTTACCAAATTTAAAATCTTTATATAGGTTTGGAGAAAGAGAATCGGTATCAGGTTCCATAGCAAACCTTTTAGATGAAGTAGTACCAAAAAATTTACCAAGTGTTGGAATAACCACGGCCGACATAATACCTTCATTTGCTACCTATTCTAAATTAATATACTATGAAAATTTTAATGGAAGTAATGGTAATGGGGTAGTAACGGGAGATAGTTGGAGTAATAATGGTTCCCGATGTGTTTTAACTTTTAGCGGTACTGCAGGATCAATATCGCCATCTACCCATAATATAAAATATCCAACAATATCTTCAGAACGTGATAATCTATCCATGCAATGTGATATCTATGGAAATAATTTAGAGGTGGATGTTATTCCTAGGTTAATATTAAGAGGAACGGTAAATGTCGCAGGAAATCTCATGTTTGCTTCTATAATGGCGGCTTCAACAGATCAAAGAAACTACAGGGTTTTATGGAGGGATAGTACAGGTTTAATTTCTATAGATAATATTTCAGTTTCTATAGTTACATATCCTAGATGTAGAATGAATATAGATAGGATTAATAAAATTTTAACATTTTCATATTGGGATAACATAGATTCTTGGCAACTACTCCATCCACCCCAAAATATAAATATAGACTTATCATCCCAAACCTTTTGGCCAGAAATCACAGGTCAAAATTCTTTTAAAGGTGGAAACGCTGCAGTTACTTTCGATAATTTATATGTAGCAGAATCATACTACCTGACGACAACACCATCATTATTATGAAAAACAAACAACAAACCTTAAGCTTAGAACTTCAAACTTCTATAAAAGAATTAAGAGAAGAATTATCTACTATAACCTATGAAATGGGAAATATAGGTTTACAAATCTTCTCCCTTAAAAAAATTAAAAAAGAAATAAAGGAAAAATTTTATTCTTTAGAGAAAAGGGAAAAGGATTTGATAGACAAAATAACAAAAGAGCATGGTAAAGGAAGAATATCATTAGATACAGGGGAATTTCATCCTTTAGATTAACCTTTAACAGTATTTATTATATTTATAACAAAATTAAATAAAAAACAAAATGGCTGAAACTTTAATATCTCCAGGCGTTCTTGCTAGAGAAAATGATCAATCCCAAATACTTTCTCAACCCATCCAGGTTGGGGCGGCTTTAGTAGGCCCTACGGTAAAAGGTCAAGTTAACATACCTAAAGTAATAACATCATATAGTGAATATGTTTCTGCTTTTGGTTCTACCTTTATAACAGGATCCCAACAAAATACTTTCTTTACATCTATCTCAGCTTATAATTATTTCAAAAATGGTGGAGATTCTTTATTAGTAACTAGAGTAGCATCAGGTTCATTTACCCCCGCTTCAAGTGGTATATCCTCTTCTTTAGGTACTGTAGCTTTCACCTTAAAAACTCTAGGTGAAGGGATAATCATGAACAGTTCCTCTTCATTAAATTCCAAGGGGTCCTTAGCTAGTGGTTCAGCCAATAATATTAGATAGGAAATAGTAAGCCCTTCATCTTCATCCGGTACATTTAGTCTGATAGTAAGAAATGGAAACGATAATACTAAATCAAAATCAGTATTAGAAGTATTTAATAACTTATCTTTAGATCCAACAGCTCCCAACTATATTTCTAGGATTATAGGTGACCAAACCCAAACTTTGAGAGGATCTGGAACTGAAGTATACTTACAATCATCAGGTTCGTATCCTAACTCTTCAAGATATATAAGAGTAGATTCAGTATTACTTCCAACTCCTGGGTATTTTAATAATAATGGAATAGCTCAAGATCAATATACAGGATCAATGCCTACAGTTCAAAGTGGTTCTTTTTCAGGAGCAACTGGAACCATACTTACAGGAACGGGAAAATATTACCACAATATAACAAACACAGATTCACAGGGATTAGTAGGAGACAATTATACTATTGCTTTAAACTTACTAGCTAATAAAGATGAATTTAGATTTAATGTAATCTCTACCCCTGGACTTATTTATTCTTTTGCATCTCATGCAACCTCCTTGAATACTTTAATTTCTAACATAGAGGGAAGAGGAGACGCTATAATACCTCTAGATCTAGAAGGATATGATTCTACTATAACAGCTGCTATAGGAACAGCAGCTACATTAGACTCATCTTATTGTGCTTCATATTGGCCTTGGGTGCAAATAGTAGACCCAGATACAAGACAAAATGTATGGGTTCCTACCTCAACTTTAGTTCCTGGTATGTATGCTTCTAGTGATAAAAAATCTGAACCTTGGTTTGCTCCCGCAGGAATAAGCAGAGGAGGATTAAAGAATGTAATCCAAACAGAAAGAAAATTAATAAACTCTGATAGAAACTCTTTATATGCAGGTAAAGTAAACCCATTAGCCACCTTTCCTGGAAGAGGAATAGTAGTGTTTGGTAATAAAACATTACAATCCCAAGCAAGCTCATTAGATAGAATTAACGTTAGAAGATTATTGATTGACCTAAAAGGCTGGATAGGTCAAATAGCTGATACTCTAGTATTCGAACAGAATACAGTGGCCACAAGAAATACCTTCTTAAGTCAAGTAAATCCAAGAATGGAAAGTGTACAACAAAGACAAGGGTTATATGCTTTTAAAGTAGTTATGGATGATAGTAATAATACTCCAGATGTAATAGATAGAAATGAATTGAGAGGAGCTATTTACATTCAACCTACAAGAACATCAGAATTTATTTACCTAGATTTCAACATCCTTCTCACAGGGGCAGAATTTCCTTCTTAATTAAAAATTCATTTCTTACATATTTATAATAAAATAACAAAATGGCAGTATTAAATCCAAACGAAAGCTTCTTCACCGCATGGGAACCTAAACAAGCAAATAGATTCGTAATGTATGTAGACGGGGTTCCTTCATATCTCATCAAAGGGGTCAGTGGGTTAGGTTTTTCCCAAGATGAAATAACTCTTAACCATATTAATATTTACCGTAAAGTAAAAGGTAAATTAAAATGGAATGATCTTGATTTGGAGTTATTTGATCCAATCAACCCATCAGGAGCCCAATCCGTTATGGAGTGGGTAAGATTGCACCACGAATCTGTTACGGGCAGAGATGGTTATTCCGATTTTTATAAAAAAGATTTAACTATAAATGTACTAGGACCTGTCAATGATACAGTGTCGGAATGGATCATAAAAGGAGCCTTTATTAAATCTGCAAATTTTGGAGATTTTAATTGGGATACTGAAAATGAAGCCCTTAACATAAAATTATCAATTGGGATGGATTATTGTGTCTTGAATTTCTAATTCAAAAGATTTTACCTTAGAAAGGAGTTTGGCTTTGTCAAGCTCTTTTTTTATTTTTATATTTATAACAAATAAACAAATATTATGGTTGAAAAAATGTTCCTTACAGAAGAAATAGAACTTCCTTCTAAAGGATTAATATATGAAGAAAATAACCCTTTAAGATCAGGGAAAATTGAAATAAAATATATGACAGCTAAAGAGGAAGATATCCTATCTAACCAATCTTATATAGAGAAAGGAATAGTTTTAGATAAGCTTTTGGAATCTTTAATTGTAAATAAAAAAATTAAAGTAGATGATCTTATAGTAGGAGATAAAAACGCTCTATTTATAGCATCTAGAGTTTTAGGATATGGTAAAAATTATGAATTTGATGTAGGAGGAGAATCCCAAGTTATAGATTTGACTACATTGGAAAATAAAGAGTTTGATGAAACTTCAATAACCTTAGGTTTAAATTCTTTTTCTTTCACCTTACCTTCAACAGGTGTAGAAATTAAATATAAATTATTAACTGGGAAGGATGAAAAGGCTATAACTAGAGAATTAGAGGGATTAAAGAAATTAAATCCAAACGAATCCCCAGAATTGACCACTAGACTTAAACATATGATCCTTTCAGTAGAAGAAAATTCTGAACCTAAACATATAAGGGAATTTGTAGATAATAGGTTTTTAGCTATGGATTCTAGAGCCTTTAGAGGACATATAAAACAAACTCAACCCGATGTCAATTTAACATATATATCTAATAAAGGAAAGGAGGTGAGTCTCCCTATAGGGCTCAACTTTTTTTGGCCTGACTATTGAAAATCTCCAAATTTTTAGGCAAAACCTTTTTAAAACCCTTCATGAAATAACATTTCATGGTAGGGGAGGTTTCTCTTATGAAATTCTATATAATATGCCTATTTGGTTAAGGAATTATACTTTAAAACAAATCCAGGATTTTAATAAAGAAGATATCCCATCATCAAAACCTAAAGGTAAAGATTTTTTTGATAGTGACGGGAATTTTATAAAAAACCCTAAACCTTAATATGTATAAACAAAATAAATGGCAGTAACCCCGGAGAATATAAATGATCAAGAAAATCTTAACAATTCCTTAACGGAGGAACATGAGATAGGTAAAGCTATACTTGAGATATTAAGAGAAAGGGCTGGTATTTCTTCAACAGTTTTAGATACCCAACAGGATATTAATAATTCTATTAAAAGCCAATCAAAATTTGCGAAAAGGTTAAATACCGAACAAAGATCCTTATCTTCCCTTACTTCCAAAATAACTAAAGAAATTGAATCTGTATATTCAATCCAAAAAGATAGTTTAGGATTAGAATCTACAAAAAACCAATTAACAGAAAAAAGATTATCCTTAACTAAACAAGCCCAACTTCTGGATCAACTTCAGGCTAAATTTCTTATGTCTGGGGTAGAAGGGTCAGACATTCAAGCTCAAAATATTGAGGAGCAATTAGCTAATATAGTTCGTACTAGAAACGAATTGGCTATCATAGAAAGCCATTCTGAAGAAATTCAAAGAAGTTTTGGGGTAGGTTCCTTTGCGGCTTTTAATGATATAGCTAAAAGCATCCCTGGATTAAGATCATATTCCACCTCCTTTGGAGAAGCGGCTGAAGCTTCTAGACAACAAGCTATATATAATAAAGAAGCATTTGGAGATATTAAAGGCATTAGTTCTGAAACCGCTAAAAAAATAACATTAGAGAGGAGGTGGGAGGAAAAAAAGAGATTATATAAAGAAAAAAGAAAAGAAGGAATGACCTCTCAAGAGGCTGCGTCCCAGGCGGGGGAGGAATCTATAATAAACATCCCAGATGTTAAATCTCTATCCCCTCTTATGGCAGGAGTTAAGAGTCTTGGAGCTAATTTAATGACCGCCTTAGGACCCATAGCCTTATTAGGGTTATTGGTTTCTTCTATAATGGAAGTAGATCAAGTCGTAGGAAGTATGGCTAAAGGGATGGGGGTTTCATATAAAGAAGCTACTGGATTCCATAAAGAACTTAACGAGGCAGCAAAAGCTTCAGGAGAAAACTTTGTATCATCCAAAGACCTTTCTGAAATGTTAACAAAAATGAATGATTCCTTAGGAACCGGAGTCATGTTAAATAAAGATATGTTAGTACAGATGAGTGCCTTAAAAGACATGGCAGGATTCACTAACGAAGAAATGATTGCTTTAGGTAAAATCTCAATAAGTTCTGGAAAACCTGTAAACGATATTACTAAGGAGTTTATGGCTCAAGCTAAAATCGCTTCCCTTAAAAACGGAGTATTATTAAACGAAAAAGAATTATTAAAAGGGATAGGAAAAGTTTCATCTTCAATCACTCTTTCATTAGGTCAAAATCCAGGGCTTATAGCTGAGGCCGTAGCTACAGCAAAGTCTTTAGGTATGGAGTTAGACCAGGTAAATTCCATAGCTGATAGTTTATTAAACTTCCAAGATTCCATACAAGCTGAAATGAGTGCGGAGTTGATATTAGGAAGAAATCTTAACTTGGAAAAAGCACGACAATATGCTTTAGATAATAATCTGGCGGGTGTAGCCTCTGAAATAGCGAAACAAGTAGAGACAGCCGCTGAGTTTGGAAACTTAAATAGAATAGAACAAGAAGCTTTAGCTAAAGCTGTTGGAATGACTAAAGATCAATTAGCAGATTCATTATTTATCAGGGAACAATTAAAAGGAGCTACTGGAGAACAAGCTGAAAAAGATGCTAAAATCCTCCAATCTCGAATAGATATTCTAGGTCAAGAGGGAGCCTTAGCTGAACTCCAAGATAAAAAACTTGAAGGATTAAGAGAACAAGCTTCCAATTCAGATAAAATAAGAGAATCTACAGAAAAATTAAAAGACGTTTTTACAAGCATGGCTATTCCTTTAATGGATATAATTAACCCTATAGTTAGTATGCTAGCACCCGCTATCGCAGGAATAGGTTTGTTGTTGACTCCTATAACTTCAGCCTTCAAAATTATAGGAGGATTAATAGAAGGGAACCTTGAAGGTATTAAGGGTTGGGAGGCAACTCTTGGTGGGGTAGTATTAACCTTAGCCACACTTTATGGGACTATGAAAGCTACGAGAAATATGTCTTTCGCAATAGAAACTATAGAAAAACGTAAATTGATAACTGAGAAGTTAAGTTTAATATTAGGGAAAAGTAAATTAGCTCAAATGGTAGCCCAGGCTGTAGCCTATACTATAGCACACCCTGTAGCGGCTTTGGTAGGAATAGGATTGGCTGCAGGGATAGGAAAAATAGTTTATGATAAAGCAGGTGATGTAATGTCCCCCTCAAAAGGCAAAACTCGAGTGTCTACTAAAGAAGGAGGTTTATTTGAACTATCCCCCAATGATGATTTAATAGCGGCTCCAAATTTATTATCTAATAAGACCCAACAATCTCAAAACACAACATCCCCAGCTATATCTTTAGAAAAATTATATTCTAAATTAGATGAGCTAATAGCCGCAGTAAAAATGGAAGTGGATGTTTATTTAGATGGAAATAAAGTAGGAAAATCTTTAGCCCTAAATACTTCTAGAATGGGTTAATATTTATAACAAAATAAAATTTTAAACAAATGCCATTACTTAATAAACTTCAATCACAAGGATCTAACCTTTCAACCTTCAATGGGTCTACCCCTCCAGTAACTGTTAGTATAGATTCAAAACTACATTATAGTTATTCTTTAAACGGTATTCCGGATAATGTGTCATTAAGGCAACCTTCAAATCTAGATTTAAATGGACAAGTTCCTTCATATAATTATAGAGATAATTCACCCGAGGGTGCGTCATTTTAATTCATATTAACGGAGGATTAACGTATTATATTAATAGTCTTATATGATTCAATACCTTATATACCTATTTTATTTAATGCGATAAAAGGCGACATTTTTAAACCAAAACCTTAAATGGCTTTAATTGAACTTAAAACAGATCTAAAATCCCTTAAATATGGGAGAGATAAAAAATATGGAGGTTCGAGCAATCAACCTTATATTCAAAAATCTATCCCTGAAGGAGAAGGGTCTGGAATTTTAAGCACTGGAGGTCCTGATGTTTTATTAAGCGGGGGTTTACTTTCACCTAAGCTACATTTCAAATCTGTAGAGGATGTAAGTAGATTAACTCAAATGTTTTTCGATCTAAAATCACCACAAGGACTTCTTTTCACCCTAAAAGAGAATATTTTATCTAGGACTGCAGTAAAAACGGAAGCTTCTAAAGGGATAGGATATGGTGGGGGGAATATAAATCAAGGAATTTATTCTCCCTTATCTA